CGCCCTTTATTCACAAACTAAACTTTAGTCTACTAAACGTAGATTGGAGAGTAGTTAGGAGTGAATGTGAAAGTCTGCATCTGAACAGCATCAGCATTACCAACTGCTTTAGTGTCTTGAGTAACAACACCACATAGATAGATAATATTAGCATCAGCATCTTCAAGCTTTAAAGAAACCTGACCACGTTGAGTAGCCGCAGAAGTCTTTAAAGTCGTCAATCCAGTTGAAGCAGTATTTAAAACTTGGATAGTTAGAGGGTTGAATGTAATCGCACCTTTAGCTGTCTTAGTAATGCCATCTTTTAGCGTAACGGCTGTTGCAGTATTGAATGTGAAACCAATATCACCTGTTACTTCTGTAACATCAACGATTTCATCATAAATCATTGCCGCATCTGCAAATCCTGCTTGGTCGAAAGTTGCAGGTTCACCATCTTCAACTGAAACGGTATAACCCAATGAGGTAACTAACTCAGTAGCCATATTACTTCTCCTTGTTTAAAGTAATTTTTCCACGCTTTATGCGTAAAATCTAAAATACACCATTAACGGTGTGACGTACCACGCATCAGTTACATAAGAACTCAATGGGTGAACCTTGTAAATCTCTAGCTTTTGCCCCTGCTCGTCAAGAACAGTTCCTTTAGCAAAATGACTAGATAAATCATCAAGCAAGTCTAACGAATTAAACTTAGATGAACCTTTGTCTGCATACACATAAAGTCTGTATATACCGAAATTTAGCTGTTGACTGCCCTTTAAAGTATATTCATTTGAGCCAGTGAACACTGTCTGCTCTTCGATATACATTTCGCCACTTACTGGTGTAAACTCTGTGTTCTCTGGTGCAACAGTAGGCAAGTTAGGCATAACAGATAAACGTCTTGATAAAGCAATACTAGCTATCTTCTTACTCATTTATTGTTTATCCTCTGTTTCGCATAGTCTGCCGCAACAAATAACATACCTTGCGTAGCTTGGTTTGACTTACCTGCTTCAAGCTCGTTGATATAATCAACATTGTTTGTAAGATAAAATGTTTGCCCTAGTTTTATACCTGCAAGCGTCTTATTTGCTCTCATTCTGCTTTCAAACTTACCTTCTTCTGGTGACAAATCCTGAGTGAAATACTTATAGTTGATTCTGGTGCTAGGCTTGTCTTTAGAACTATACCAGTTTGCCGAAGCATTACCTGTATCGACAGGCGTTGCTTCTATAACAGAACTAGCAGTGATACGGCACTCTTCCTTAAACACATCAGTCAGTTTTGATTCAATATCTTTTCTTGCCGCTCTCATCTGCTTAGACCAATCTGACATTAAACCCTCACTTGTACCTTGTACAGAACATCAATACCGCTTGGTGAAACAGGAGATACATTAACCACTGTGTAAATTGTACCACTGAAATCAACTCTCATTGTTTTCTCTGGTACGCCACTTGTCGCTTCAACTAACAGTTTAAAATCCTCATTACGAATATTATCTCCATCTATATCTTTTAATGAGTATTTTGTACGAACCGCACTAGCTGTGAACGATGTTATCACATCTGTCAATACCTCACCTGTTAATGGGTCAAACCCACTTGATTTTGTTGTAAATACAGCATCAGAGCCGTTTTTAGCTATCATTTTTTTAACAGAACGTGCTTTGCTTGCATAACTCATACTATGTTCTCACAAGCGTTACTTGAGTAAACTCACCACTTGATGCACTGCCACTGGTTAGCAGTGGTGAAATTAATCTAGCAACAATATTAAACCGTTTGGTATCATCACCATACGAAGAGTATGTAGTTTCAATTACGTCTACCTTCTCTTTAATAACTCTCTGCTCACTATCTTCAATAAGAACAATGCCATTAGCGTTTTTCATAGCCAACTCGCACACTGCTCTCATTAATCTGTCTGGTACTGAATCGCTTGCAAATTCGTCTGCAATACGAGGAAATGACAATATCTGTGTATCTAATACAGGCTCACCAACAAACATACCCCAATAGATAGTCTCGATATAATCTGTCGAGTTCACCAAGGCGTACTCTTTATCAGAATCAGTAAGAGCCTGCCAATCTGTATTTCCTCTTGATGCAAAATAATTATTAGCATAACTCAAGCTAACGTAGCTATCAGCACCATCTACGATTGAACCATCTTCTACAATCATGCTAAATCTCCAAAGTAATAAATCGAGCCTACCTTTTCAGATAGACTCTGTTTATTACTCTGAGTCTGCCGCTTTCGCTTTAGGCTTAGAGCGTTGTAGCTTCTCAGCTTCAACTTTTGGATTGCTCTTTAATACTGCAACAATCTCTGGTACTTCAGACTCATAAGCACCGTTAGCATTAAACTTAACGATACCTTTAGGCGTACTGTACATTGATAAAGGCTTTGACTTAAATTTCATAATTCAACTCCTTATGCGATGTTGTATAAACCTGCCATGTGTGTCTTGCTATCACGGATTTGGAAACCGAAATCTCCAATCACACGTGCAACCTGACCATCTTGTCCATTCTGTGTAGCATCAACTGTACGCCATGCACCAGAAGCTTCTGCGTTACCTTGAGCCATAGGCTTAATAACGAATTTGCTTGTATCAGCAATGAACAACTCGTCATCAGCTAGGTTAGTATCAACAACGATTTGATTGATGTTACCAATTAGCGGAATTGATGAAGTAAGACGTACTAATGAACCACGGTCATCAAGGAAGCTGTTTAGGCTTTGACTTGAATACTCAGCACGAACTAGAGCATTGATAGCTTTAGCTTTGTTTACTGATACAACGATAGTGTCAGTCATTCCACCTTTTAACACGACTTCCTTGTTTAGTTCGTCAATCGCATCAAGAGTTAAAGAAGCCGCACTGTGGTCAACATTAATAGAACCTGCTTGGTCTAGGAAGTACTTAATACCACCTGAGTAAGTACGTAGCTTACCATCAATAGTCTCAGCGTGTTTACGACCACGATAAAACGCACGATTCATTTGGTCGCCTAACTTCTGAATTCTGCGTCCTAGCTGATAAGAAAGGTCGTTTGTATTACCTTCCTGTAGAGTCGCTAATGAACGTCTTGACATTTCAATCGCTGTGTCCATTGTCTGGAAGAAGTTTTCAACTTCATAAGGTTGGAAGATACCATCTGTCTCAACTAATGAGTTCTCTTCACGTGCAACAGAGTCAATCATAATAACATCATTAGCCGCTTGGTCTACCGCAGTCGTTCCGCCTACACCACGCACAACTGTTAGGTCGTTAGCGGCAACAGCAGTAACAATCATAATCTCACCTTTAGATGAAATCATCATGCCTTTACGGAATTTAGTACCATCTGCTACTGACAGAGTAGTCGATGCCGCTAAAGATGGAGCAGTCAATGGAGAAGACGTTTCAACATCCTGCTCTTCCAACCAACCAAATTTGTATCCTTCATACGGGCGTTCTGCTGAACCCATAGATGCTAATGAAATAATACCATTGATGTTACTACGTACTAAGTTAAACGCTTCATCAATGTTAATTTTATCTAGTTCGGCTTTTAGTAAGCCTGATGTAATTTCAGCCATTTGACTAAACCTCTTTTATTAAAAAAACTATGCAGTTAAACTAGCACTCAAATAGCTAGTAATATCGCCACTTTGTTTAGCGGCTTCAATTTTTTTGGCTCTTTGTTCATCACCGCTAGGTGTAGTTGAACCATCTTTTGGGTTCGCACCACCGCCCGAATTATCGGGTGCTTTAACAAAGTGCTTACCATTTTCGGAATTAGCCCATTCTGCAACTGCATCAACTAATGAATTTTCACCAATTACTGTTTTGAACTTACCATCTTCTTCTACAAGCTGTGCTTGCGGCATAAGCAACGCTTTAGCCCCATCTAACAACTCAGGTCTGATATTCGCTTTAGCTAACGCTTCCGACATACCACCGTTTAAAAGATGTTCATGCAATGCAGTAGTTCGTGCATTTAATTCGTCTTCAAGCTTGGTAACTGCTTTAGCACCATTTTCTTGAAGTGAAGTAATCTGAGATTCTAACTCTGGAATCTTAGCTAATGCTTCCAATCCTTTTGAGTATTCTTCTCTGTCGATTTCTTCTGTTTTTGCTTTTAATTGACGTTTTTCCTCTAGCAGTTCACGGTTCTTTGAAGATACCGCTTCAACTTGAGTTGAAAGGTCTTTAATTTTTGCTAATGCTTCTTCTAATTCCATCTGTTATCTCCCACAGGTTGATAAGGTTAGCCACTGGCTGAATATCAATATAAATCACTAACTTACATTGATAGGTTAAAGTATAGTCTAAGAATATTGTTGCTTCAACACTTTTAGACTAATAGGATTGTTTTTATTGTCAACAAGCTCATTTAAGGTGATTTTTCCACTTAAATACAACTCAGCTTTTCCTTTTCCTAAAAGTTTGTCTAGGAATGATTTATCTTGTTGTGATAGCCACTTGTTGAAATTACGCTCTGTATTAAGGTACTTATCTTCATTTCCCTTGTATATATAGCTAATGTACGAGCGGCAATTCCTATGTAGTGGAGGTGTTTTAAACGCAACTTGATGACCATAAGGTAATAAACTTGGATATTCCCACAGCTTGCCGTTTCTTGATAAGCAAATATCTGTTGTTTTGGTATCAATAATTGAGTTATGCATAACCAATGAGAACAATCCAATATTTTCTTGCATTATACGTTCACGAACATTTGTTGCCACTCCTAACACAGCTGTCTTAATATCAGCATCAATACCACGCAATGTACGCTTTAAAGGCTCACCACCTTTTATGTTATTGGTTGAGCCTGTTAGTCCTTTTGCAATTTCTATATTAGTTGCGTTTTGGTTAGCTAGACGCTTTACTGTTTCAGCTATCGCAAACTTAGCATCGTTATTCGCTTTGGTAAACCAGTCTGCAAGCATAGCACCACCTACAAATGCATACTTACCTATTTCTTTAATATCACCGATTGGGACAGGAATAACAGAGTTGTCTTCCTCAATATTTGCCTTAACAGCATGATACTCAAGAAGTGCTATATCAATTAAGTTTGGAGAAATGAAGTCAACTAACCTCTGTAACTCATTGATTT